CTATTCGGAGGACATGGGTGTCCGCCCTAACATGTCTCATATGTCCGCCCTTGATGTCTTGAATGTCCGCCCCAGGGAGGACATTTGCGACACTATTCGACGAGTTATCCACAGGCAAATCTGCGTCGATTACGTACTTGTTTGTGCCGTATCGACCTGCCTGGCGGATGGTTGTGAGAACACCCTCGGTTTCGAGTTCGCGGATGATGCGTCGGGTGTGCCGGATGCTGGCCCCAGCTTGTAACGCGACGGTGGTGACGGATGGCCATGCGGCGTTCCCTTTGGACTCGTTCACGTAGTCGGCGAGAATGATGAGGATGAGTTTGTGCATGCCGTCTACACGATCAGAGTGGATGACCTTTTTGACAAGTTTGAAGCTCATACTCGTTGACCGCATATGACACATTCATTTGTGCCGTTCTCGCCGATACGCAACCAGTGGTGTTGATGTTCTTGTTCCATGATGCTCCAATTGGAATCCCCCAACCTGCTAGCACAGGCTGGGGGAAGTTGTAGGGGTGGTCGTGCTAGCGACTGTCAGTCAGCATAGTCCTCAAGTTGGGTGACCGATACCCACACACACAAATCAGTTGTCGCGGCGTGTTTGATTACACCGAGCGAGTAGACCTGTTCGTCTCCGTGTGTAAATGCTCCGGCACGTTGCATACCGTCAAGGATGGACTTTGCCAGGTTGTCGACATCTTGTTTGGCGTGACGATCCGTGTGAATGTTGATGGTGACACGTAGTTTGCCGTCGAGTGCTAGCATGCCAAATTTGTCGTTCCATGCTCCGGCAACGAGCTTCTCGTATCCGACAGTTGTTTTAGGTGTGTAGACACCGCCCGACTTGGTCATGCGCGGCCTGCCTTTGGGCACTGCACGACCGTCAATACGAAATCGGAGCAGGTTATCCATTGAGTGCTTTTTTGCGTGCTGTGAAGTCGCTGATGAGTTTGGTGGAGTCGCCGGAGTCGACTGCTTGTGACCAGAGTTTGTTGAGGTCGTCGAGTGTTGCAGCGTTTTGTATGTCTAATGTTGTGATTTGCGCTGCGTCGGGTGCGCCTCGTTCGGCTTTCTGCATTTCTGTGCGTGATGCGCGGTTCTTTGATGTGGTGAAGTTAGCGGTTGCCAGGGCACGACCAATCGCCGAGGTCTCGGCGTTCTCGTATGCGCTGGTCATGTTTGCACCGGCACCACCGTCAATCTCAAAGGCGAGTCCTGTTCCTCGTGGCCGCAGCTCGTCAAAGGTGAAATACACTTCGGCGTAGACGCGCCATTGTTTGCGGTCGCGGTCGGCATCGGTGGTTAGATCGCGTGTGACGATTGCACCGTTAGGGTACTTTTTCCAGAATGCTTCGATGCGTTCTTGTACTGTGGCGTAGTCTGCCAGGTTGAATCTAGCCATGGAATAGTTCCTGCACTTCCTTGTAGTTGTTGTAGTCGGTTATAAAGCGTTGCGCAACGTCGATGAGCTGCGCGATCATGTCCTCGTCGCGTTCCATAATGATGTGTTTCGGCTCAAGCCACGCTGGTGTCAGGTCGCCAAACTCTGATGTGGTGCGCAACAGCCAGGCGAATACGCAAAGCTTTGCCCCTGTGACGTGTAACTGCCATTGGACTTGTCGACGGTACTGGATTGGTACCGTCGCACCATCCCAGTCTTTGCCGGTGGTCTTGACTTCGGCAATAAGCGACCAGTCCGAGTTGAGGCCGTCGGGGGTTGCCAGGTGCCAACGGAAATCGCCCTCACCGCAAATCAACCAATCGTTGTGTTTGATACCGAACTCTTGAGGCAGATTGTCCACAATCCATTCCTCGTAGTCACGCCCAAACCGCATGTATTCGTTGTCCGGTATTTCGTTGTTCTCTGGAAACAGCGCGTTCTGCAATTCAGCGTCGTACCCTGCAGGCCCTGACGCGGCCTTAGCAACCGTGGTAGCCGACACACCATGTTGACGCGCCTTGTACCATTCGTCAGTCAGTGATCGTGCCACCATCCTGGAGTCGTTCATAAATCTGTGCCCCTTTCTCAAGCATTACTTGAGTTAAGTTTGACACAGTCCTACGACGCAATATGCGCTGAATACTTTTGGATTTTCGAGTTTCGTTTTTGTCTCGATTACGTTGCAGACGTTGCAGTTCTTTCAAGTAGTAATTTGGCTCTTGCATCGCCTTTTTTAGATGCAGATAGTGTGCGTTGCGCGCTTTTTGTTCCGACACCGTCATTTCGGTTCGGAGTATGCGCAGCTCGTCACGGACTATGTTGACGTGCGGCCAGCGTTCAGCGTGTGGATCCATATGCCATGAGTGCCCAACCGGCGATGGCTGGGTAGAACGCCCACGCGCCACCGGTGATTAGACCGATGGCGGCGAGGACGATGATGGTACGTCCGAGGTTGAATGCTTGTTGCTTGGGCATGTTAGTAGTCGCAGATTTCGCACATGCAGTCCGACGCGGCGATGTATGCTTTTGCGTCGACAAGGGTGATGCCGCCAGCCATGTAGTCGGCCTGGTCGTAGGTAAGCGTTGTGTCGGCAGCCATATCCCAGCATTCGGCCTCGGTAAAGATGGTGAGGTCAAAGCAGGAATCGGGCGTGATGTTGTGGTGCTGGATGAGTGTTTCAATCTTGGTCATGATGTTCCTTTGCTAGGTGAGCTTGCGCTCTTGGATGTAATGACAGTAACACACCAATAAGGTTTCCGCAACACTATCCGCGACATATTCCGCAACTAATTTATGTGGCATAAAACAGGGGCAGTCGCCCCCTAGAACGACTGCCCCACCCGACCAGGGAGAAAGGTTAGAACCTAGTCGGGGATACCTTGACGCTCAACCTTTTCTTTCCGAAATAATTTAGCGGGGTCAACAAACGTGCCAGCCTTGTTTTTGATAGCAAAGTGCAAGTGTGGTCCGGTGGTCTGTGTACCAGTGTTCCCAGTCTTACCAATAATCTGGCCTTGTTTCACTCGTTGCATCCAACGCACCTTGACTTCGGACAGGTGGAAGTAGATGCTTTGTGATCCGTCACGGTGTTTGATGGTGATGTTTTTGCCTGCACCACAGTTGGGGTTGTTGGATGCGGCGATAACGATACCTTTGTCGGCAGCCCATACAAGTTCGCCGACGGCACAGTTGTAGTCGAGTCCTGGGGTGAACGCACCACGTTTGACGTGAGCTGCAAAGTCGTCGTTAATTTGGGTGGTTTTGACGGGTCGAATAAGGTCTACGTCAGTCATCTGTTATGGTCTCCTCGATTATGTTGTTGAGCGGGTGATTGTGGTCGGTGGTGCAGTTTTCGCAGAAACCGCCTAGACCGTAGGTTGTGTTGGTTGCCATTACGTTGCCCTTATTTTTAGTTGCGGAACAAGTGTGACTTCAGTTGGTGTACCTGTTGGGAACGTTGATGGGTATGTGCCGTAGGTGGATGTCAGCGAATAACCGATGTAGCCTGTCCCACCGAAGTTTGTTGTCGAAGTTCCAACAGATGGGAAAGATAGCCAGTCTCCGGTCGCGTTCCCGTTGGTTGCCGAAGTGTAGTTGTCATAAGCGACACCTGTGCTTGATGCGGCGGTCCAAACAGCCAACCAATAAACACCTTTAGTGAGCGACTGCGTTACGGTAATTGTTTTTACGCCAGTGGTGCTAGTTGACACAGTTCCAGCATCAAGCACTAATGATCCTGGCGCGCCACCGCTGTCTGCATAAATTCCTAGTCGACTTGTTGTTCCACCTGTAGTGACTTTGACTGAAATGCTTAGACTCTGTAATGAAAAATCTGTGCCGACCTGATAGGGGTAATAAAGAATGAGGTTGTTTGCATTACGGTGACCAGTTGCACCAACATGTGGTTGACCAGTTGACGTGTCGTAGTAATACCCTGATTTGTAACTGTAACTAGGCGCAGCTGCTCCTGTGGCTCCTGTGGCTCCTGTGGCTCCTGTCGCACCTGTTGGTCCAGTCGGCCCAGTCGGCCCAGTCGGCCCAGTGGCTCCAGTGGTTCCTGTTGCTCCAGTAGGTCCAGTAGGTCCAGTAGGTCCAGTTGCGCCATCTAGACCGTTCGTACCATTTGTACCATTTGTACCGTTGGTACCTGCCGTGCCGGTTGCACCAGTCAAACCAGTAGGGCCAGTCAAACCGGTGGGGCCAGTTAAACCAGTAGCACCCGTGGGTCCGGTAGCACCTGTTGCGCCAGCAGTTCCAGGATCACCTTGAATACCCTGTGGTCCCGTGGCACCGGCGGGTCCAGTAGCACCGGTCAGACCTGTGGGACCGGTCAGACCTGTGGGACCGGTCAGACCTGTTGGACCAGTAGGTCCAGTCGCACCTGTTGCGCCAGTAGCACCAGCAGTTCCAGGGTCACCTTGGATGCCTTGCGGTCCTGTTGCACCAGCAGCACCTGTTGCGCCAGTCAGTCCAGTAGCACCGGTAAGACCTGTCGGTCCAGTCGGCCCCGTTGCGCCTGTCAAACCTGTTGGTCCAGTAGGTCCAGTAGGTCCAGTAGGTCCAGGAACCGTAGATGCGGCACCCGTAGGACCAGTGGGGCCAGCAGGACCAGTTGCCCCAGTAGCCCCGGCAGGGCCAGGAACAGTTGATGCAGGACCAGCAGGACCAGTCGCACCATCAGAACCTGGTCGACCGTCCTCACTTATAATCGTTTCGACCGGTGAAGTCTTTTCAACAATAATTTCAGTGACTACTGTTTCAATAATGATTTCATCAGACACGAGTCACATCCTGGACGATAGTGATACTGCCACGCAGGAATGTTTGAATCGTGGCACCCTTGGTTGCCTGTAGATCGTAAACGGCCCCAGTCAGCGTCGCCGTGACACCTGCTGTCAGTTTGAGAACAATGCGACCGACTGCGGCCTGACTCGCATCAACAGTAAACGCAACAACTGTGGCGGACTCAACAGTGGGTCGGATTTGTGCAATCCACGAACCCCAACCCTCGGTGGTCAGGTTACGTGGCACACCATCAGTTTGGAACACAAACGACTGCTCAAACGTGTCGCCTGCGTAAACCTCCAGGATAGGTACGGTTGTGGGTAATGTCATTATGCTCCAATTTTACTGATAATAAGTGAGACCAGTACCGAAGCCACACCTGTTACACCGGCGAAGCCCCACACTTTCATCTCCAAGTTACGGATCCGTTGCTCATGGTCGTCAAGTTGCTTCGGGTGGTCACCCAACCGCAGCTCAAGCTCAACCAGTTTTTCGTAGATGCGCTCCAGCGTTACGACTACTCCGTCACTCGACATCGTCGCTGTGAATCGTTGTGTTGGCTGCCGGCATGATGTTTAAGATGGCGGTGGCCAGTCCAAGCCAGACAGCAATCTGGTCGGCGGTAATAAGGCCGTATGCGAGCGCAATAGTGCCACAAGCAATCAGGATGCGGTAGATGTATGCGCGGGTTGTTTCAGTCATGTTATGTCCTTGTCAGGTAGTAGTCAATCATGTATCGGTCGGGGTCAATAGATCCGTTGACTCCTAGGATTCGGTATGTAGTTGTTGTGCCTTTGTAAATGAGTGAGATTGTTTTGCCGACGGCAAGTGCGGGTACAGCTGTGAGGTCTTCTTGTGCGTTCCAACGGATGCGTAAGACTTGCATGGATGTTGACGCATAGTTTGTCAAAATTGTAAGTGCCACATCGTCAACAGTGTTTTCTATTTTCATTGATTGTGAGCTGCCAACTCCACCAGTCCACACGTAACCATACGATCCAGTCCACGGCGTGTCACCATCAAAATAGTTTTCGACTGCATCTTTAGTGAATAGTAAAGCGTCCACCCAATAAAAATCACCGCGCGAAAGGTTTGCACTGCCTGGCCTGTCAAACACAACTTGCAACACCACACGGGTTGCACCTGCTGGTGCTGTGGCCGTAACCGTACCTTTGTACCAAGTGTTGGCCGTTGTAAGGGTCACGGTGCTTCCAGACGGTGTGGAGATAATCTGTTCCTCGTCATCTCTCCAACTAAACTGGACAGCAAATCTTGCGTCAGTTCTTGACGTGCTGCCACGCGCAGCCCACGCAGAAAACGTGTAAGTTTCTCCCACAACGACTGGTGTGCCATCTGATTCCGCACCAGAATACTTTATAGTTCCTTGCGTATTTGAAGCCGTTTGACGCAGACGAATTGCCCACTCACCGTGGTACGCATCAAAAGGTGTTGGCTCCTCGGACGGTCGGCGGCGGCGCACAGCCACACTTGACCCACCGCTAAATCCCTCATCCGAGTATTCTCCGGACGGGT